AAGCAGAAACATGAGGAGGCGTTTACCCGCCTCCCTTGTGGATGTGAAGGAGCGTGGCTCCCGATCCCGGATAAAACCGGTGTCGGGTAAGCAACACCCCAATCCACGAAGTTCTGTGTTGCGCGGTGAGCCACTCACTTTCCAGGTAGCGTGGGAAAGTGTGTGGGCAGCACTTGTGATGTCTGAAGGAAAGCCTACGGCGGAAGGGAATCCCGGAGTCGCATGCAGAAAAGGGTCCTTTCTCATCCATCGCTGGATGAGGACAGTCCGTCCCCGAGGTATTGCCTACCTCTGTGGAGTTCTGAAGGAACTTTGTCTGCATCTCCGTGCTTTCGCCATTGAGGCTAAGAGGAGACCCTGTCCAGAGGGGTTTCCAAGGAGCTTGTATAAATTTCTCCTTGCGAACCTTTCTCCAGCAGGACTTCTGACGTTCTCGACCCTTGGTCGTGCTCTTCCTGAGAACACGAGGCAAGGGGATACGTCGGAAGCTCTTCTTAGCCACGCCGAGACGGCTTTCCACCCCTTTAGAAAAGTAGACCCGGACACCCTTGCGAGTGTTAGGTCCTATGTTTCCGAAGGGTATAGACGTGGCGGAGTAGCTCCCTGGGGCTTCCCCCGCCTTTCGTCCTCCTCCACTTCTACCTGTTCTCGATCCCAAGGGGGGTATACCTCCGAAATCTTGGGAGAGTGGGAAGAGAGTGGAGTTGAGGACTCCATGAATGGTCTTCAACCGATCGAGAGAGCTGATCCCTCGGACGCCCACTACTCGACCCTGGGTGGTTTCCTTGAAACGGAACTTGCCAGGGGTAGTGTCGTGCGCCCGTGGGTGGGCGCTCTCGAAAGGCCACTCATGGAGGCGGTCGACAGCATGCGAGATGACGTGGGGGGATTCGACCCGATAGATTTGTCCAGAGTAGAAGCTCTGGAGGCGACCGCGAGGTCCGCCAGCAAATTTAACGGGGATTCCCGTCCCACGCATCGAGTTGTTGTCGTTCCCGAAAGGGGGTGGAAGCTCAGGGTCGTTACCGCTCCCCCCTCTAGTCTCGTTTCCGTCGGGGAGTTGTGCCGGAAGGCACTTTTCCCCGCTGTCCGCGACGACCCGCGACTCTCGGTGCTTATTGGAGGAGATCCTCTGGAGAATCTCCCTCCTATGCCCGAGGGTTCGACGCTGGTGTCGGCCGATTTGACAAAGGCCACGGACGGCTTCTCTCACGAAGTCATCCGTGCGGTAGGACTCGGCATGCGCGATGCTGGAGTTCCCGAGGTCTTGTGGAGAGGCTTTGTAGAGTCTTTGGGTGCGGGTAACCGCACCCATTACTTCCGATACAATGTCTCCCAGATCTTGGGAACGTCCGCAGGCAAGCTGAGACGGAAGCTCGAGACACGTCTTCACGATCTGGGCTGGGACGGGGAATCTGATTCCCTCGACGTCCCTGTCAGACGTGGCTCTCCGATGGGAACTCCGTGTTCCTTCACATTGCTGTGTATCGTGAATGGGTGGGCATGTTCCCATGCCATTCATGCACGCATATGTGGCGACGACCTGCTCGGTCTCTTTACACCCCTTGAGAGGAGGGTGTATGAGTCTCGCGTGAGGTCGGTCGGGAGTTCTCTTTCGAAGAGGAAGACGTTCCTTTCGGCCTTCTCTGGGACCTTCTGTGAACGGTTCGTGGTCAAAACCGGCCCCCGACTCGCAAGAGTAGGGGTTGTGTCGGTTAAGTTGGCCACCGTTCCTAAGAAGGGGAATTTGGGGTCTTTGAGCGTTCCCGCAGGAATGGGTTTCCATCCCTGGGTAGAACTCTCCGAAGGAGAACTCAAAGATCTCAAATCCGCTTGGAGTCGGACAAGAAGAGTCTTCCGGACTCTCTGGCGAGACCAAAGGGCCGCAGCGGCATCCCGCGGGCGTTACCCTGAGGTTCCAGTGAGTCTCGGAGGTCTCGGACATCCCGGAAAGGGCCTTCGCTCTGTTCCTGGGCGGGTACGGGAGTACTTGTACTCCCTTGCCCACGCGCCCACGAACGAGCCTTGGCTCCAATTCGAGAGGTCTCTTGTCCAGCCCCCGGCTCCCACCGGAGGATCGAAAGGTTGGAGGGGGTTGCGGTATTGGGCCGGCGCTCCTCGTTCTTATGTCGACGATAACATCTGGGTCAGACCAGACGTTATGGTCAGAGGTACAGACATTGTCTCCTGGGAGACTAGTGTGACAATGTCGTCTTTCCTGCTTGCAGGGGGTACCTTCACTAAGACGAGGAGCTTCGGCCGCTGCTCCGCCATCACAAAACTGCGACCACCCCGCGTCGAGCCCTGTGGCTGTTATTCCGTTCGTACACCTTGGGATAGGGTACTGCAGGATATTAGCCGTGTCAGGGACGCGGGCGTGCTCGTCAGCGCAGAACTTGCAAAGAA